CGCGAATGTAACCATATGGGGCCGGCATTCTGACTTGCCACTTCTTCCCACTTGTGTCTTTCTCCCCTCGAAGGGAACCTTTGTTATTTTCGATTGAGATGTTGAGTCCCTGAATCCAGATGTGCCCCTTGGGATAGTTACCCGCAGACGCCTGACTCGGACTCAAATCATCCAGATGCCCTTTGGCTTGGTCTGCGGCGGCTTGTAATTCTGCCTTGGTGGCTTTGTCCAATTTCGCCGTCGGAACTGGACTCGAATTGGGAGGTCGATTTGGCCCCCTAATTGGCCTGGCCCCAGCAGGAGACGAAGTAGAGTCGGGTTTCGGCTTCGAGCCAGGCGCACTTGACTCCGAGTCCGATCCTGCTTCAGTCCCTGCTGAGGTTGGCGGAATAAGTTTGCCTTGAACAACGTCCTTCAACGGCACCGCGCCGTTGGCGGTGTAGACCAGGAGAACGTTGCCGTCTGGGTCAGGTTCTTCGCCCCGCTCTTCGCGGATTTCGTTGATTGTTTTGGTTCCAGAACGAAGCTGTAGGTCGTATATCTTCGCCGCTTTTTCTTGATCTGTTTCGGGCTGAGGCAGAAATACGAACTCGACGTCGTCGAAACCGAACTTTTCAATGATTGGGTCGATGATGTCGTCTTTCCACCACGACATCAAGGGATAAAGACCCTCTTGTTCTGCGACCTCTTGAACCGTTGACGCTGTGCCTCGGTTGGTTGCCTTCACAAACGGAGTTGGCGAGACCGAGTACGCGTAACAGGCGAGGCGAATCAGAGTCTCGTCTCTTTGACTCCAGAGACTTTCGCCCGAGGAATTCTTGATGTCGAAGGGCTTCATCCCGCCGGGGAGAAATCTCACATGGGACTTGAGCTTCAAGTTCCCTGACAAAAGCGCATCAAAGTGTGCCTGGAACATGGCGATCTGCCGGGGCGACCATGCGTCGGGAACGGTCACCACTAGATCGGGAAGAGTTCCTTCCTGCCAGAAGTTCCGTTGGTAGTTGGTCTTGAGAATCGCCTCGATTGCTTCTTGGAGAATTTGCTCGGTCGGTGGGAAGCCAAACACCGGAAGATCCGGCCTCGGTCTCATCGGAACATACATGAGTTCCGACTCGTCGAGGTCGATCATCGGCAGACCGTAGATGATCTGCTGAAACGCAGGCTGTCGACGAAGGTACTCTATTCCATCGTCGCCAAGTTCAACGATCGACTCGGGCCGACGACCAGCATCGTCGATGAGTGGGAAGATGGTGGCTCCGTCCAACGCTTCCGCGGTAAGGGGTCTTCCCTTCCGGTCCCGAGAGAAGTAAATCGTCGGCGCATCCAGAACAAACAAATCGTCTAGAATCTTCCGACTCCACTGACCGTAACTCAGCTTTCCATCTGGCCGACGGAAGAACTTCTTCATCAGGTCAATAGACGCTGAGTCGCCTTTTGGCTTGCCTTTGACTTGGATGTTCCAAGGAATCCGAAGAAGCTGGTCTTTTCTGGTTTCGATGATGGTCGCAAGCACGCCCCAGTTCGCCCGCATCGCGCGAAGCATATACATCATGCTGGAGCGTTGGGGAATGTAATTTAAGTTGTACCCAACCGGATAGTTCCATTCCCGGGGTCTGGTGACGTTCGGCGGTCCATAGGGCCAAACTGGCTCCATTGGACTCCACCACGTACTCGCCATGTCCACGTCGGAAATGTACGGGGGCGGCTGGTCTTGGCGTTCGTAGAGATATTTCGACTCGCCCGTTCCGGTATATCCGATTCCCTGGTTCCCGGAATTTCGATAACTTGGTCCTGTTGGGGCTCTGGAAGATGTAAATGCTGGACTGATTGGACTCTGGAATCCGCCCCTGGCTGGCGCTTTGAAAAGCTCATTGATGAAGCCGCCCTTGTCCATACGGGACTGGGCCAGCTTTTCCTGACGCCACTCTTCAAACGCTTGGGCGCGAGAGTCGGTCAAATTCTAGCCTCGCCCTGCACAGCCGGGATGCCAAACGAACGTGCCATCAGTCACACGACTCGGGCCCAGGACTTTCGTTCCACAGCGGAAGCAAAGGAGTCCTTCGGGTTCGTGTTCTTTCAGTGTGGCGAGATAGAGTTCGGTTAGCTCGTTGTCGAGAACTTCCGGACTCACCTGTTTTCGAAGGTTGCGTAAAAACGCTGTTCCGATTCCTTCGTCTTCTTTTTCTTCTTGCTTCCGAGCCTGCTGGACCTGCATGTTGTAGAAGGCCATCAGCGAGGCGCCGGGTTGGGTCTCAGTCAGCTGTTGGCGCGCAAGGGCGAGGCTACAGACACAGTCGTCATTATACCCTTCGGGCGCGGAGTAACTGACTCCCGTTCGGGTCAAAACGTATTCGAAGATGAGAAGTTCTTGTTTGATCGGGCCGTCGGGATAGCCGATTTCGTGACCCTGGATCGAGACCGCGAGACCTTCCATGAGTCTTTGTTTACTCATGGCGGAGAAAGTATATCCCCGAAAGTTCCCGTGATCGACTTGGAGTTCTTCTAAAACTGGGTCGCCCACGCCGGTCGAGTCGACAAGCGCCGGGATGTCTTCGCCCACGATGTCATGTATTCGACGAATCGACTCTCTCCAGGGCACTCCGGTCCAACGGTGAAATTCACAGACGTTCCCGGCTTCGTTGAGTCCGGTGACAACGAGATAGTCCCGTCGTTTTGCAAGGTCAATTCCGAACGCAACTGCTGGGCCTGGAGCCAACCCATCGAGAACGCACGCAAGAATGTGACTTTCTCCAAACGGATTGCCGGCGTCGTCGGAAGCCTCAGCTTCGTAGAGTTCCTTGAACGCATTCGCCGGAAGATTTCTCCTCGCGTCGTCGATTTCGTCTTCGTCGAGGACTCCAGCTGCAACTGCGTCTCGCCAGGTAATCTTGGCGAAATGTCCGTTCGGTTCTTTCCCCGCTTCGACTCTCCGCGCAAATTCCCAGAACCAGTTTCTTTTGCCTTTGACGTTTCCGATAATCAGGGCCGCACCGCGGGTGGCAGTCAGAGTTGACCGCACCGCAACCCAAGCATCTGCCCGAGCGCGCGAGGCTTCGTCGACAACAACCCGCTTGACATCTTCGCCATAGAGTGAGTCGGGCTTATCAGCGGAACGGAACGAGATGATTGCACCATTGACAAGTTGTACAAGCGGTACTGGAGTCTCTTTGGGCTGGAAGGAGCCTGGAGTCAGATTCTGCTTAATTCGGGTGAAAGCGATCCGGGCTTGGTCAGAAACAGGCGCTACCCACCAGGAATTGTCCCCGTAGGAGTCACCAAACGCCCCTTCGAGAATCCAGGCTTCAGCTCCGACGGTCTTTCCTGACTTCGTGCTGGCTTCGACGAGCGCCCAGCGTTTCCCTGTGAAGATGGCTTGTTCTTGTTTCGGATACAGATATGGCCGGGTATATTCTATCAACGCCCGTCCCTAAAAAAGAGGGCGGGAAAGGTCCGAAAACCCTGCCCGCCCTTTAGTTCTCCCTCGACCATCGACAGACCAGCGGGACTCCAATACCACCGATCTGGTACGGACCGCAGCGAACGAGCGCGCGAAACCGTACAATGAAGGTGGGCTAAATCCTTGGGAAGTGCAAGCGGTTATTGGCGGGAGAGTTCTAAAGCCCGCATTTGGGCATACCCAGTTGCTCCCAGCTCATCAAAGAAATTCATAAGTCTATTAGTTAGGTCGAGATTTATCTTCTCTCCGACCTCGATCAGGCCCATCTTGTGCCAGCGTTTGACGGTGTAGAGCTTAACGTCACCAAGATCTTTTGCTATTCTATCCCAACGATAGATGTGGGTTCCCCGAGTCGGATGAATCAGCGCCCGTTTGTGTAGGACTCGGCGAACGTTTACGTCGGAACAAAGGTTCGGCAGTCTGAGGATTTCTTCTACAAAGGGCATTTCGGCATTGGTGGGTCCGAGAGACCGAGCAACAAGGCCGCGTCTAAATTCTAGGACTTGGAACTTCTCCTGATCGTATTCGGGCCAGATTACTCGGATGTCCGCAGGGCCGGTCCTATGGCCTGGGAGCGCGATGAGTCTGGCTCCTGCCCATTCGAGCCAGGAGTTGATGATTGGACTCGGAAGCTTCGTCCCTATTCCCATCTTATGCTTCCTCTTCCCAACCATTGCATGAGGGGCTCGTCGGACAAAAGTGCAAACGGAACTGTTGACTTTGGCATGGGGGAAGATGGAGTCAGGTTCTGACAAATTACCAGCGGTTTCGCTGGCTCGCCGAGGGCGCGAGCCACTACCGGACAATAAACTGTTTTCAGCTTCTGCATTGCGAGGGGAGTCCAGGTTCTTTTAACTTCTACAACGACATAGAACTCAAACTCATGGTCGTGG